AACATCATAAAACGACATAAAAATTCCTATAACTAAAGAAGGTTTATTATATTCACTATCACCCATTACATCTTGGATAGTGTAATCAATACCTTTTATTTCTAAAACTTGTTCATTAGGTTGAACAACTTTTTGATATAATATAGTCCCATCAGCAGGACTATAAAAATGTTCGTAATCTATATATGTTGGTCTAATTGGATCCCTAAAGAAAAAAGTATTACTTAACTCACCAACTGGGAGTTTTGATAATTCCGCTACTTCTCCATTTAACCAATCTTCTAATTTTTCAGCCATTATAGAAGAGTTTTAAAATGATCTACTCTATTTAAATGCATTACCATACAAGATAACATAGCTCCTGATTTCATATATTCAGATAAATTAAATATTACAGGTTCCATTCCCTCATCAGAACATATTTTTTCTAATGAAGCAATTTTGTGTTTTTCACCATCATAAAATTCATCTGATTTTTTTAATTCTGAGATATTAGAAGCACATAAAATCATATTTCCTAATCTAACTGAATTTGCCATTCCATACATAGAGTCTTCAACATCTATGTCTACTATATTTGTATATTTACTTATTTCAGCTAACTCTTTCTTATCATATAATTCAGTACAAACCATACTTGAGTTGGTATTTAATGGGAATATACTACAATCTAGGTGGTACATATATTCATCTACCATTTCAACTTTAATAATATTCATATCAAAATTTTCTTCCATCCACTCATAGGCTTTAATATCAGAACGAATACCATACCCACCAATGTAAGTATTATCTTTTAAATATTTTATATCAGCTTCACCTTCCCATTTATAAGGAGAAATATGTGTTTTATAGCCCATTTGGTTAAAGAATTTTTGACCTACATATTCTTCACCTTGTCTTGGAGGGGATGTATAATTAGATAATAGTATATGATTTTCTTTACAATTATGAGGTAAATGTAAGCCTAAATTTGCTACATAAACTAAATCTTGGAAATTACCTTCTGCGGGTAATAAATGTACTAACGATTGACCTGCCATAAAATTATATAAGTCCATAAATTGCTTATATGCTTTTGGTCTATTAATTGATAATTCTTCTTGGGACATTTCTTTCATCCAAACATTATTGGGATCATCTGTATTGAAAGTAAATGGAAAGTTCATTACATAACTTTGAATTGGTAACTGCGATGGGGTTTCTTTCATTTTAATAACTTTTAATTTTTATATTCGGGTATAAATATACTAACTACTAACTAAGTACACAAGTAGTAGTAAAAAAAAGCCCCGCTAATGCGGGGCTCTTTATTATTAATTATAATCTATTGATTATAGAGTGTTTAATCCTTCTACGAAGATCTTACCATAGAATTCTGGTCTTACGACTTTCTTAGCGTAACGAGTCAATAATCCTTTACGTGGAGTGAAGGTATTTGGATCGTATACTAGAGGAGTCATAATTAACGGAATGTATGGAGCAAATACAGCACCAGCTTCTAAGAACTGACCACCACGGAAACCTAATAAAATAGTGTTTTCAGTCATGTATGGGTTCTTATAAACAGTGTATCTAGAGTTGATAGTACCTGCTTTTTGTACACCAAATGCGTAGCTCATTTTAGCAGCATCACCGTCAGAAGTACTAGCAAATCCTGGAATAGATTCGATGATAGTAGCTACTGTTGGAGAACATACTAAGAAATTAGCTCCACCTCTAAGAGTTTTCTGGTGAATGATGTTACTCAACTTTTGGATTTTAGTTCCTAAAGTTTGGAACCATTGTCCTTGTGAGTTGTAGAAACCTAAATCAGCATCAACAACACCTGTTGAAGCTAATGATAAGTTGTTTTGAGCTGACCAGTATTCAGTTCCTGCGTTTGCAGATTCGATCAACATATCAAGAATTTCTAAGTCAATCTCTAATGAGATGTACTCACTCATGATAGAAGTCAATTCAGCTTCAGCATCCAAAGAATGGTAAGCGTTAAGATCTTGAGCGAACTCAGGAGTCCAAACAGCTTTAAGCTTTCTTGTTTTAGCAACAATAGCGCTTGATTCCATTTGAATGTTAATTTCAGGAATAGAAATTGGATCGTTGTCAGCATTCAAGTTAGTGTTACCGTCTTCGAAATCACCTCTTTGAGCGTCATTTGTTTGAAGTAAGTAAACAACTTTTAAAGCACCTGCTTCAACAACATCAGAACCTACGAAGAATTCGATATTTGTACCGTTAATCTTAGTAAATTGTGGGTATTGAATAGCAGTAGCTGGTAAAACAGCAGCTGAACCTGAAAGGTAGAAACCTTTAACAGCTCTTTCATCATAATTAGGTAAAGAAGCAACAGGAACACTTAATTTTACGATTTGACCTGAAGCACCAGCAACATAAGATTGTGATACTGAAGAATCAGCTTGTAAATCAGTGTACCAATCAACAGAACCAGAAGCTACAGTATAAGCAGCAGACTGAGTATTGTTAATTGAGTAACCAAATCTACCAGCACCGTAAAGACCACCTGTAGCTCCGTTACCGAATGGGTTGTTACCATCTTTATCACCGTACAATGATTGTCCAGATGTAAATGGTTCTTTAGTAGTTCCGTATTGGAAATCTAAATAAAATACTAGACCAGAAGGAAGATTCATTGGTTGAACCGAAACGAATTCTTTCGCTGCGATTTGACCAAATACTTTTCTTACTAATGGTAGAGCAACACCAGCCCATTGTGCACCTGTTCCAGGAGTAAATGTACCTGCACCAGGAAGTGGACCACCTGTGTTACTTTCTTCCATAACCAATTGCTTGGCTTGGTTTTCAAGAATAAGAGACATATTGTTTTTCTCAGTTTCGCTTCCGATACCTTCTAACAAGCCTGTCTTATTCCATTTGTTAGCTAATCTTGCAGCATCACTTTGTAGTGATTTGTATGGATTAGCGCTTTCTAAAAGAGAATTTAATTGACTCATTTTTTTACGTTTTTAAATTTTAGTTAATTTTAATTTTAATTTGTTTAAATTAGACCAGCTAATTTCTTGAACCTGGAAACCATCTCATCTGACTCAACAATAGGTTGTTTCTTAGTTACTTTTGGAGTAGCTGTTAAGTTAGAAGCACTACCTTTTGCTCTTGCACTTTCTGTAATAGATTTGTTTACAGCTTTCGCTTTAACTGAACTATTAAGTGTTTCGAACACTAATTTTACTTCTTTAACTGTTTCGGCTTTATCAAAAGCTCCTAATACTTTAACTTTTTGTGCTTCAGTAAGATTTTTACCGCGGAACACTTTGTTTGTGTAAAGTAATTTAGCGTTTAATAAATTGATTTCATTCAATTCAGATCTTAATGTTTCAATGGTAGCCATTGCTTCATCTAAATCTTTTTTCACTTCATCAACTTCATCTTTTGCTTCATCCATTTCTTCTTTACCTTCGTCCATGTCTTCTTTAGCTTCGGCAACATCAACAGAAGTTTCTTCATCATCTTCTACTTCAATTTCTCCGTCTACGTCAACATCAACATCTACATCATCTTCGAATGATTCACCGGCTTCAATTTCACCTGCATTAACCATATCTTCGATTACGTCTTCGATAAATTTCTTAAGGTCTTCTTCAGACATATCTTCGAGGTCAATGTCCTCATCTTCCATGTCTTCTTTCTCGTCTTTTTCACCATCCAAATAGCCTTCTTCTTCAGCATCCGTACGTTCGTCCTCTTTCAAGTCCTCTTTTTCGTCCTTCATACCGTCTAAGTAGCCTTCTTCTTCAGCGTCTGTTCGAGCATCTTCTTTAAGATCTTCATCTTTTTCTAATTCTGCTAAAATTTCATCCAAGTCCATGTCATCTTCCTCTTTAAGTTTACGCATTTTTTCAGTTTCGGTCTCAGCCTTATTATCAGACTTACGATCGTCACCTTCACGTTTCTCTTTTTTGGTCATGTACTCTTTCTTTTCTGAAATCTCAGCATCTTTACTTTCGTCTACGTCATCATAAGATTCTTCCATTTTATCTTCTTTTTCCATTTCTTCTAGCTTACTAGCGAACATGGCTTGGACTTGTGGAGAGAATGCTTCTTCTAACGCAACTTTGGCATTTGCTATAGCTGATTCTTTTACAGCTTTAGCGTCAGCGATTGCTTCGTTTAAAAAGTCTCTGTTCATTTTTCCTAAATTTTTTGTTGGGAAACTACGTTTATTAAGAAACGTAATGGGGGGTTTGTAAATTATTAAATGCCATATAGAAGATGGCATATTATCAATTATACGTATGTAAAAAGATATTAAAATACAAAAAAGGCGCTCCAAGAATGGAAACGCCTTTTTCAGGAATCAGGGGTTAAACTATTAAATAGGACAAAATCCATGCGAACACAAAATTTCGCCTAATATTCCATTTACTTTTTTATATTTATCTTGTGATTTAAATTCTTTATTTTCTCTAACTAAATGCATATATGAATCTGGGTTGGAAGGGGTTGAAACAAAATCCCAACATAGCAATTCGAAGTCATCTTGTACCTCCATTAATTCACCTACTTGTTTAAGTGAACCCATTCCACGAGAAGAAACACCTACTGTAATACCACTTTCAACAAGTGCTTTTAGAATATTACCTGCAGGAGTAGGTAAAATTTCTATTTTACCCATTACATTATCTCCATCCCACCACATATCAGAAATATTATGTGATACATTCTGTAAATTAATTACTGAAGATTCAGGATGATCTAATTCACCCATTGCTCTATTTTCTTTGACTAAAGGAAGATATTTGTTAATTTCTCTTTCCCATAAATCTTTAGAGTAATATCTACCATTTCCATTTTTTACTTCAGCAGTAGCTAATATCCCCTCAACTAAAGGAAGACCTCTATCTGATTTACCTTCAGATAATCTTACTTGTCTTGGTTTAAAGACATGAGTTTCTACTAGTAATTGGCTCATATTAGTCTTCTTTAAATTTATCTAAACCTGAGTATGATTCAGGATTATCATTAGAATTTTTATTACTGTTTTCGTTGCTTCCTAAGTTGCTATTATCATTACTACCTTCACCTACAACTCTTTTATATGCTTTACCGCACATTTTTTCATACATTTTTTCCATGCCCGCTTTTTTCTTTTCTAAAAGTTTTACTTCGCGTTGCATTTCTTTCATTTTCTTTTTATCAACTAATTCAGATAAACTATCATCTTCAGTAACCATAGAAATTCTATCATTTTTTCCTTCAATAATTTCTTCTAAAGCGTTAATTTGTAATTCAAGAGTAGCAATTCTTCCATTTTTTTCAATTTCAGCTAATTTACTATCTGTTGTTTCTTTTTTTACTTTTTTCTTTTTTACCTTTTTAGGTGCTTCACCTAAAGGACTGTTTTCATATAAATCTATTAATGATATCATTTTATTTTCTTTTAATTCTAAATAACCAGTTCCTACTTCACCTTCAGGGAAGTCTTTTTTAGTTTCAGTACCATAACCTCCACCTACACCAGCGTCTTTAACTTGTTTTCCTTTTCCTAAACCTGGGGTATCATCAGTGTAACCAATGCCTTTAACTCCAAATTGAGCTTCTTCAACATAGTATAAAGGATTTTTATCTATGTTTTTAATTACCATATCAATTAACTCTTCTTTTGATTTGTCTTTATTAGCTACATCAGTTAATTCTGTAAAGTAACCTTGACGGAATTGCTCACCAGATACATTATTAAGCATTTTATCATCTTTATAATCATATCCTCTATTTGGAGCTTGTAAGTCAGTTACTTCCTTAGATACTTTTTTTTCTATTGCTTTAGCTTCTTCTTCTGATATTAAATTCATATTTTCATCAAACAATTTAAACCAGTTAGGTTTTTCAGTTGAACCTGTTGCTACGTGAAGACTACTTTCTGCTATAATATCTCTTTTAATAAGAGCAGATGAGGCTTCTTCAAACCCAGCAGCGTTACGTACTAAGTTAGGGTATTTAGCTTTAACCTCTTTAAGAAAAATATGCTTACTGCCATTTCCTTTTTTAATTTGGTTGTATTGTTCTTGTAATGTTTTCATTTATTCTCCTTTTAATAAGTCTTTAATATCTTTTATATAGTCTAAAACTAAATCAGTAGGTTTAACAACAGAATATGAACCAGGATTTTCATTATAATAATCACTAGTTTCGTTTTTGGCATTGCTCAACATTTTATAAATATCATTCATTTCTTGTTCAATGCGATCAAATGCTTGAATTCTTCTATTTTGGAAATCACTAGCATCTTCTTTTTCGAATAGTTGTTTTACCTCTAAACCTGATCCTTTAATCTTTTTTGGTACTAATTTATAACCAAATTGCTTTACATAAGCATTATCTTTAACTCCATTTTCACTTGCTTTAGGACCAGGTCCTAAATCTTTTCCTGGGTCTTTAGATTCGGGTAGTTTTTGTTTTTTTACTTTTTTAAATGCGTATGGAGTTGCATATTGCATTCCTGTGCCTGGGGTAAATGAGGCTGATCCAGCTCCACCACCTGTTGTAGACATCTCTTCTAATTCTTCTTCTGTAAGTTGTCTTTTTAGTTGGGAATAAAATGCTGGGTATTCTTTTCTTAGGTGGGTTCTAAATTTATTAAATTCTTTTCTTATTTCATTGTATATATCTCTTAATACTTCATCATCTCTTACAGATTCACCTCTAATTAACTCATTAGCAGCATCTCTAGTTGCTTTTAACTGTTTAATTAATTCAGAAAATGATGGTAAACTAATTATTGTATGAGATACTGATCCTGTTTCTTTATTTATTTTATCTGTTTTAAAATAAGTATCACCACTATCAGATATAAAGTCTCTATCATTCCATGGACCATATTTATCTTCAATCCAAGCTATTAATTTTGGATCAATATCTTCTTTTTTAATTTCAGATATAAGTTTTTTAACTATATTGTTAACGATTTTATCCATTTGCTTTTGTTAATTCTTCTAATAATGAATGATATTGTAACAAATCAACTAAGTGATCACTTTTGATAACTGTTCTTTTATCTAACTCTTTAATTAGCGAAGAAACTTCATCTAATTTAATTTTAATTACTTTACTAGAAGTATTTTTTAATTGTTTAGAAATTTCTTCTTTAATATAGTTAACTTCTTTATTATAGAATTCTTTTAATTGAGGTGTATTATCTACAGATTCAATAAATTCTTTAAGGATATATTTTTGTTTATTGTTTAATGAAGAATATTTATCATTAAATTTTTCTAATAATACATAATAAGTAAGTGTGCGGATATCTTTATCTTGAGATTTAAATTCTTCCATTACATCTTCTCTTACATTTTCTCTTTCTACATTTGAAGAAGTTAAATGCTCTAAAAGAGTTACTTTATTATCTATAATTTGATTAGGATCAATTAATTTTTTGGTGTTATAAGATTCAATTAGAGTATAAAAAGCAGCTTGAGCCTTATAATTATTAAGTTGAGATTTAAATAAACCTTCTACATTATAATGTTCTTTTAATGCTTTTATTAAGTTGTATTTTTCTTTTCTAATTCTAGTTCTATTTAATTTTTTAGACTGTTCCAATAAAGTATCTAACACCGCAGAAGCTTTGATAGGGTCTAAGTTTTTAGAGTTAAAAATAGTTTCATATAATTTATACTCTTTTCCCAATTCAGTATTGACAAAATGGGATTTTAAAATGTTTATTGCAGGTGAATCTTTCCCTGATAAGGTTTCAGAAGTAATTTTTCTTACTACTACTTCAAATAGAATACCTGTGTTCCTAAATTTCGAATGTTTTATATACATCAATACTTATTTTTTTATAAATATATTAAAATTATTACTCCTTAATGTTTGATTCGTCAAGTAGCGAATTTTTTTCGCTATTTTGTTCAAATACTAACTTTTTTCCCGTAGGAATTGATTTTAACATAGATTGATGTTTAGCAAATTGGAGATTATTTTCTAAAGCTAAACCTGATTTATTGGTATCATTGTAATCTTTTTTCATACCTTTGACTCCTAATCTATCCTTTCCAAAATTATCATCTTGAGTATTTCTTTTAGATGCTTTTTCTTTTGGTCTTCCTAAAACATTTTTATCATCTTTAGCGTACTCTTCAGGTTTTGGTACTCCACCTGGATCTGAATACATTCTTCCTTTCCCATATAATGAAGCTAAATCATGAGGGGTACCATACGATTTACCAGTTTCAACAGGATCATTACCTTCAGCTTCTATTTGATCAATTCTAAACTTACGTTTAGCATCTTCTCTAATTAGATCTCTGTAATCATCATATTGATCTTCACTTAAATGGAATAAATGATCATATATGTAATCTGATGGGAATAAATTAGTTTCAACCATTTGAGCAGCTAAATCCATTTTTTCTTTCATTAATGCTACTCTTTCTTGATCATAAATAATAGAAGGTGTAGTTAATGATAACTCAAAATTAGCTAACTGTTCATCTTTGTAACCTTGAGTATATAAATGAACTAAAGCAATTTTATATAATTCTGATACTACAATTCTTTGTATACGTTCTATAGTACGAGCAAATCTAATATCTTGTGCTGCTAATGTAGCTTTACCATCTGTATTTTCATCATAACCCATAAATGCTTTTGGTACTTTAAGAGCAGCAAATAATTTATCTCTTAAATACTCAACATCTTGAATACCATCCCACTGTAAACCGTTTGCACTTTCAATTTTAGTACTTGCATCATTACCCCTTAATGGAATGTAAAAATCTTCCAACAAGTTTTGCATATTATAATTTAAGTTATACTCACCAGTTTTTTCATCTACGTGAGGAGTACGCTTAAGTTTACTTAATGTTTTTTCCATAAATGCATCTACCTCGTTTGGAGGAATAGATCCAACATTCATGTAGAAAATACGTTTTTCAGGGGCACGGACAATTCTATGAATTAACATAGCATCTTCCATTAAAATATATTGCTTAAATAATTTACGAGCTGGTTCAATGTATGATCTACCATAAGGTAAGAAATTCATATCTGTTAATAAACGGAAATGAGCCATTTCATAATTATCAAATATAATAGCATTTGGTTGGTCAAACTGGTTTGGCACATTATAATACCCATAATCAGAAGCTGAAATGCCATCAGGATCAAATCTAAATTTAATATCCATTGGGTTTTCAACGTTGCTTAAATCACCACCTTCTAATCTTTCAATGTGGAAGGCTGTATAAGGTATAACATTGTAAACACCATATTTTTCAGCAATTTCTAACTTTAAGAAAAAGTCACCATATTTAGCTAAATTTCTAACCCAAGGCCATAAATTAAATTCGATGTTTAATACATCATAAAATAAATTATATAAGATTTTTTGAATGTCTTCGTCTGGGGATTTTATTGCTAATACTTCTCCTTGATCATTTTTTAATGTTGATTCATCAGCAATAATATCTAAAGCAGAAGCTATAATAGCATCTGTATCCATTGAATCATATTCAGAATAAAGTTGTGGTCTTAGGTATTGATAATTATATCCTGCTTGTTGACCCCACAATGATGTTGAGGAATTAGAATAAATTCTATTAAATCTATCTACTAATGAATTTGTTTCTACTTCTCCTGATTGTTGTATTTTGTTAACGTCAAAAACCTTAAGTTGATTGCCCCCAGTATTACGTATAATTACGTCTGTAGAAAACAATCTTCTTAATCTTGAAAATAAACCCGTGTCTGCCATGCTTTTATTTATTTATAAATATTATAATAACCATTTAATATTATAAGAATCTCCATTTATTTTTTGTTCATATGGATTACTTACATTATTATTACCAGAAAACCCACCACTATATGTAGTTTTATTGGATTTTATACTTCCTAAAGCTGCTCTAGCTGAGTCTAAACTCTGCTGTTGAAACTTTAATGAAGTATCTCGTAGGAACATACCAATCCCAAATGACATAACCAAGTCATCGTTATAGCCTGTCTGAGCTTCTGGTCTTCCATTTTTCCAAACGAATACTTTCATTTCTTCTAGTAAACGTTTTGAGCGAATTGTTACTGATCTATCACCAACAAATTCTCTAAATTTATTAATACAAAGAGGTCTTGTTCTCATTGACATAGTAAAACCAGGAACCATTTCAGAATTACCTTCATATACTCTAAGATATGATTCTGCCGTTAGTTGATCTGATTTAGGGGATTGATATAAATTTCTATATCCTCTTTCTTGTATTGCATCTAATGTTGCCCATCCAATATTAGCATTTTCAACTACTAACATTGCATTATTATATTCTGTAGCTAAACCTGTAAGAAAATAACCAAATTCTTTAGGTGGCATTTGTCCCTTATATTCTGCTACTTGTGTGTTGGTTGCTATATCCATTACATGACACGCAGAAAAATCTTTACCATCACCTCTAGCAACATCAGCTACAACCATATATTCTCTAGAATAATCTGCTTGCTCCCAAATCCATAAATTTTGATCAACACCTCTTCTTTCCATCGGGTCTTGTATAGTTGTTTCTTTAACAAAATCAACCCATTCAGAATAAAATACAATATCACCTGAAGTACTAAAATCACAATCACACTCTTGTGCTGCTAATCTAGGATCACCTAATAATTCATCTTGTGAATCTCTCCATGATTGATCTCTTTCAGGGTGAACCCACCAAGGTAATTTAATTGGTAAAAATTGATTTTCGTTTGATTCTGCATTAACCCATGTTTTATGAAACCAATTACCAGTACCATAAGGTGTAGATAATACAATAGCACCACCACCCGTTGCTAGTGTTTGTTGAGCTGATGCCCAAATTTCTCCAATATTATCAATAAAAGCTGCTTCATCAATTAACAGTAATGAAACGGCTTCTGATCTACCTGCATCACTACTTGCAGATGTTGCTTTAATTATTGAACCATTACTTAATCGAAGTGATAATTTATTATTTTCTTCTGCTTTAATTTGAAGCCATGAAGGTAAGTTGTCATACATAAACTTAACCTTCGTAACCATGTTACGTGCTGTTTCTTGTTTTGTTGCAATACATAACACGTTTTTATCCTTATGGAATAACATTAACCATAAAGAATAGCCTGCGGATAATGTTGATATGCCTAACTGACGTGATTTTAAGATAATTGAGTAAGGATTATCTCTAACTAAATGTAAGGCTTTTTCTTGAAAAGGATACAAACCAAATTGAATCCTACCTCTTTGAGGATGTTGAATATAGCAATATTTTTTCATAAAATGAGCTGGATCTTGAGCACACTTTAAATATTCTTGTCTTATTGCTTTTTTTAAATCAGCCATTATTTACCTATTTTCCAATATAGTCTTCCTGATATTACGGGTTGTAAATCTTGATTAACTCCTAATCCTAGACCATATATTTGTTTTTTCTTATCTTTATATAACAATTCACCACCTAAATAATTAATTTGGTCACTTCTTCCTTGTAAACCAAATCCCCAATAAAATTCTCTATTATTAAGATATATCTCTTCAGTTATTGTTGTTTTGGGGATTAAAACATTAGATTTAATTCCTCTTTTCCAAACTGTGTTTTTGTAAATTGTATCTGTTATTGTTATAATACCTAATGAATCTAATACAATTTCATCTACAAAAACATTTTTAGCATAATAATCTTTTAATACTTCTAAGGTATCAATAGGTATATTTACTAAAATAGAATCAACTTGTGTAACTATTTTTGTTTTCCATTTTGGAACATATACAGTAGAATCAATTCTTAGTGTATCCCATTTAGTTTCTACTTTCGTAATAACTTTGGGTTCAGTAAAAGTATCTCCCCCACCACAAGATCGCATAAGGAAGATAACAATTAATAATACTACAATAAGTAGTGTTTGGATATTTTTAAAGAAGTCCTTCAAGTTCTTTTTTAATTTTAGTTAACTCTCTTAAACGATTAGTTAACCTTTCTTTTTCAGCACCATCAGCATTTTTCCATTTTTTAACTACTGATTTCATTTCTTTAGTAGTTTGTTGGAGTTTAGTAGCTATAGTAGATACAGAATCACCTTTTTTAGCTGCTGACATAGCTTTTTTATCCATATCATCTTCATCTTCCTCATTTAAAGGAGCATTCATCATTAATTCTTCAGCACGTTGTATTGCACTATCTATACCATTATAAAATTGATCATCACCTACTATATTATATGCTTTTTTTGATATATCTTGAAGTTGAGTTAAAATTATATTTATGTCTGAGGCTTTTCCAAGAGACCAAGTACCTTCTGATAAAGAATCTCCTAAATCATCTCTATGGCCCTTAGTTGCTTCTAATTCTTTGTTTAAATCAGCTTGGGCATTAATATCCTCTTGATCTGCTTCAGCAAGGATTTCTAAAATTTCTTCTTTAATGGTATCTTTTAATTCTGATTTTTTCATTATAGTATATTTTTGTTATAAATATCACAAAGAAATTGCTTGTTTAATTAATTTTATACGTTCTTCTGTTGAACCACTAATTTCAACTAGATTTTTAATCCTATGTCTATATTTAGTAATCAATAGTTGAATTTCTTCATCTATCTTTTTTCTATAATCAGCATTGGTTTCTCTAATACCATTATCTTCAATTTCTACACCTTCAGGAGATACATAAAATATGTAATCATATTCCTCTAACATATAAGATGCAAATTTACAAAAATCTTCTGCTTCAAAATAATACATAGATTCAGAACATTTAGCAAATGCCATTACATCAATAATTGTTCTATCTGTAATGATGTTTTCTTCCATCAATTCACTAGCTCTTTCAGCTAAAAATACTGATTGTCCTTTTACAGTTGAGTCTGTATTTAATGGAATACCCATTGCCATTAATTCTTTAGAACGTTCTGTTCTAGTAATATATTCCTTAAATTCAGGTAATTCTTTTAACGCATTAACTAACGTTGTTTTACCTACACTCATTGTACCACATAAACCTATTTTCATAACTTATTGATTTAATCTTTCACTCCCAAGCATGTATCTTAAAACATTTTCGGGAATGCCTGAATTTGTTAAACTATCTAATTTTGCTAATGCTTGTGTTATATCATAAGCTATAATAGGAATTTCTTTAATTTTTCCGCTTTCAACATATTTACATTGGTATAGTAAATTATTTTTAATTTTAGATGTTCCAATTAGTTTAATTTCTAATACTGCTGTATCTCTTTCAATTGTAACTAAATCAACAAGTAATTCTTTTTCTTCTTTTTTATATTTTTTTCTAATCATGATTAAAAAGGTAAATTTATTGGATCTAACTGGGAAGATCCTTTCCCTATTCTATAACTATCACTATCAAAATGTTGAGTTGATACCTCAAATATACAACTTCCTTCTTCAAGAGCCAACATTTGGTGGGGTTGTCCTGGCATTAGATGTATACAATCTCCTTCTTTAACTTCAACAGCATGTTGTTCAGCTGTTTCTGTGTCAATGTATTTGTATAAAAATTTTCCTTTAGAAATATACCATGCTTCATCTTTTAATAAATGGTAATGCATTGAAAAAGATTTATCTTTTTTAAATACTAATAATTTACCACAATAAAGCTCATTATTAATAATCCATAACTCATGACCCCATGCTTTTTTATGAATTTCACCTTTATAAGGCATTGCTTGTAACGTATGTTCTCTCATTAGAATCGATTAGTTTTAGGCCCTGATTGTTTATACCAAGGTAATCCTTCTCTTTCACTCATTATTTCTTTAAATGTTTCTTCAGTATACTCAATACCTCCTAAATAGTATGATTTTTTCCAGGGTGAGTCTTTTTTCAAAGGAACAATAGCGGGGGCATCATATCTATGATGTTTAAAATGTTCTTCACCTTCCATTTTAATTAAATAATGTCTTGCTCCTTGATATTTAATAACTTTTTCTTCGTATAATTTATCACTCATAACTTTATTTTTATTTATTTAATTTATTTTGAAATTTCATAAATGATCCTTCTTTATCATTAGTTAAACCCCCCACAGTGTGGATTTTATTATCTTCTTCTGACCACGGTCCTGGTTGATCTACTTGTTCTAAGAATGCTTGTACTTCTGGGTCTTCAAATGGATTTTCATCTTCTATACATTGTAATATCCATTCTGCAACATATGTTCCTTGTGCTCCTGATACTGTAATACCTCTCGCGCTTAATGCATCACCCACAAAATGAACATTGTTATAGTCAATTAATGCTAATGTATCATAATCAACTAAGGGTTCAGGTGAAAGATATTTTACTTCAGGTACATAAATACCCCAATCATCTTTAAGTGTTGGGAATACTTTTTTCATATCTTCAATAAAGTCTTCTATATAATCATAGTAACCCTGGAATGCATCTTTAACTCGGTCTAATGATTCAATAGGCATAGCATCAACTTTTATACCTTCACTTGTCATTCCTGCTTCACGAGTAGGTGAATAATATAGACCTGTGTGAGTTTTTCTTCTAAATCTACCTTGACCTGTACTGTTATCAAACCAGGTTTCATTTACAGCTTTAACTAAATCTCTAGACCATTTAAATGGTTCTTCAATACCTTGAATTTCCATCAAGATACCAAAATTGGTCATATTATTTCTATGTTCTTCTCCTTTTTTGGCGTGTCCGTTGTAGCTAACATCTCCATACGTTTCTTCAACGGCAACATAAGCTGCGTTGTTGTTAGTACAGAAGGAACGTAGTGATACTCCTTTGTCTTCGAATTTACGATACAATTTAAAATCATAGCTAATATCAATTAGTTTCTGGAAGTGTTTTTGTGGTGCTTCAAATCGCACCCCAATTTGTACTGGTTTTGGTTCAGTAGGTAATGTGTATTTGTCTGCTAATTGTTTACCAAAGTCAATACCTGATTTACCTACCCCAAAAATAAGAGTATCATATTTTAAAGTTTCATGATGCATCCATTTTGAATCCCCTGGTAGGTCTCTACTATCCATTTCTGCTACTACAGGGTAATGTACTGTTTGATTATTAAAATCAATATCTTCTACTTTAGTTTCCCATAAAAATTCAACACCACCATCAACTAAAAAGTCATACCAATTTTTACCTATTTCATGTAAATAATCAGTACCAACGTGCCATACAGGGAATAATCTTAATCCAAAATATGGTTTAATAAAATCTGGTTCTGCAATAGGATTTGAACATTGTACTTCTTCAGGTTTAGGGTGGAATCGTTTGAAATTTTCAATCACCTGATCAAATAATTCCATTGCTTTTTCTTCACCACAATATTTAGATAATTGTCCCCCAATGGAAGTGTGATAAGTTAATTTACCATCAGACCAACCTCCGGCTCCTAAGAAGCCTGTCATTACCTCTTCATATGGTCTTAAATATGGATCTTTACCCATATCAATTATGGTAATTTTACCTTTAAAACCATTATCAATTAGCTTAGTAGCAGCATTTACATTAGCTACTCCAGCTCCAACCATTACTACGTTTTTACTCATCTAGACTTTTATTTTATATGTTATTAATATACGAAAAAAAAATGTGACCTCCAAATGGAGGCCACAGATCTCATAATTTTTTCTTTCTCTTGTAAGCGGACAGGCTATGAATCTATCCTATAAGTTTTTTATTATTATCTTGTCCAAAATGCTTCTTGAGCACTTTGACCATCACCCTTAAATAAACCATACCCAAAAGATAACCAAACAGCAGCTGCTTCTTCATCATTCATACCACTTTGTATATTACCATAAGTACTACGTGGTCTACCCTCATTTTCTGGTGGTTGAAGTTTTAATAATGATGTAGCTAAGTCTCCAACTGCAGCTTCATATATTACTCTTGTTCCCATATCATTTAGTGTTGGTTGACCTTGTCTTGGGCCTGAACTAAGAAGAATAGTATAAATGTCATTGTCAGGATTCATATTTCCTGGAAAGGATTGAGGTGTTGAGCTAAATGAAGCTGGTCTTCCAGTAGCATCAAAATAAGTAGCCATTTCAAATCCTGCATCTGCAAATTGATCTACATCAACAGCATATATACAATGGAATGGGGTGAAGGCAGCTGCAACTGCTGGTCCATTGGTTCGTATATTTTCTGCTCCACCATTTGTTTGAATCAAATTATTACAAGTAAATTCTCCGTTTGCAGGAGTTAAAAAAGTATTACCTGGAACTGTTGAAACATTAGGAGTATCAATTTGAGCTGTTCCTGCTCTATAAGTATTTGAAGCACTATCCCATTCACTAAAAGCTACTATTGAGTTTGGAGTTGCAGTATATGCAGGTGTGCCTGTGTAAGTGGTAGCAGTTTGTCCTGCTATTGATAAATATGTTGCCATTTCTTATTATTTTATTATTTTATTTATAAATATATTATTCTTGATAATAATCATCATCTTCGTCATAGTAATCATCATAATCTTCCTCTTCATACTCATCATCTTCAAATTCGGGCTCATAATCAAACATACCACCTAATGTATTTTTAGTATATTTACCTTGTCTAGATTCAATGTAATCTAAAATTGTATCTAAAGCGTCTTTAATTGTTTGTTCATAGTTAGTTCCGTCTCCAAATATTTTAACCATTGCTGATTTTAAAGGATGGTTAGCATTAACTAAGAATGAATGAGCAGGTCCTGCTGTTTCAGTACCATACCCTGTATGATATTCATCTCCATCATTGTAATAACGATAAACAATTCTATTAATAGCTCTTAGCATTTCACCTTCTACAGTTTCAGCATCTCCTTGTCCAGGTACTAATTTATCATATAAAGGTTCGTTTCTATCTTCTAACTCTTTACCAACAAATTCATATAATTTGCCTTCAGCTAAATATTTTTTTAAATCAAAATTATCCATATTATTTAACAATTACAACAAGTGCAACTACATGAAGTACCGCACTTACATATTTGACAATCACATTTGTTCATTTTTATATATTTTAAGTTTTAAAGTTCCAGTGCCTTTGATTACTCTATGCCACTGATGTCGAGGTATAAATATACATTCCTGAAGTGAAGATGGTAAAGAATTATCAAGTTGCAACATCCAATCTGTTTCTCCTACAATTTCAACTACTCTATCTTCATCATCACGATGCCACATTAATTCAATTGGATCTATATTATCTCCAAATTCACGAATAATGTATTCATCTGTGACTTCTATATCAGTATAGGGCTTCATTATGCTTTTTTCTGAATTATAAACCATTCTGAACCATCAGACCAAACCATTATACCTTCCCAAGATTTATTTATCTCATAATAACTTGAACTACCATCTATAGTTTGGCCTAGTTGGGGGGTTAAATATGATCTAGTATTTGTTGCATAAGTATCATCACTAATAAATCTTATAGAACGATTAACATTAAGTGGGGCAGTTGCATCTGGGAGGATTAGTTGCATATTTCCAGAAGATCCAGTCCAACTTAAACGAAATATTGCTGTAACATCTAACCCATTTAAAGCTATATCAACACCATCTTGACAGGTTAAATTAATAGGAACTAAATATGAACTAAGAGTATAGTCTATGTAGTTTTGATCTTCAGCTGTTATTTGTTTAGTTACACCCCCTTGAACCAAAACTAACTGTTCAGTTCCATCTAAAGGTAGTATTGCTTGGGGTAAACCCGATATTGGTAAATCTGGCATATTAGTATAATTTTATTTTTGATCCATCTTCTTGTTCTAGAAAAGATAAGTCTTCTTGTAATAAATATTCATTATAATCAAAAACATCGCAGTCTAACAATGTTATATATTTTTCACTTCCACTAACCCATTGAATTGCGTCAGTATAATAATCGAATTGTGTCTCTCCAACTCTATCTGGGAGACGATTTATGGTGTTTAAGGATTCAGCTGATCCTGTTTCAGATATATAAAATATAGGGGTTGAATCTTCAAAAGTACCTCCTGCTCTACTTTGGGTAAAAGTATTTGTCATGAATGTAAAACGATCTATTTCACATACATCTAAACCCCAAATTTTACCATATGAACCTGAGGTGATTATAGAATTAACATCTAATGCTAAGTCAGCGTAGTTGTATACTCCGGAAATGTTTGATCCTGAATTATATGCAATGAGTTCTTCTGCCATCTTTTACCAAAATCCACCAAAGTTTGATTTTAAACCTAACAATTTAGCATATCGAGGTAATCTACAAGACCAATATCCTGCTTTTGTTTTATCTTTTTTAGTTGAACATTTGTGACGTTTTGCAAATGCATTACGTGCTGCTTTATCATTAATTTTTGCTCTTAAACCACCTGAACCAAAGCGTACTGTTTTGATTTTCTTGGTTTTAGGATCTTTAACATAAACCTTATATGCTTTGCCTCCTGATGAGTCACGCATTGGTTTATTTAATTTTTTCTTTGCTTCCTCGTAGATAGCTTTTACTTCGGCTTCATCTAATTCAATAGGAAAATCTAGTGGTACTTTTTTATTTTCAGCTAATTCAAATTTATCGAATTTATTTAAATCATTTAAAGATTTTAATTCAACTCTTTTACCATCACTATCTAACCCATAAACTGTAGCATCATATTTACCAAAACCATCTGAGCGTACTCCTTTAAGTTTTTGTTTTAATTCTGCTCCTGCTCTACGCTTACTAACTGTTGATGTTCGTTCTAATAAACCATAATGACCTAAATCTGTTTCTGTAAGTAAAGCTTTATCATCTTTATTAGTAAATTCTAAAATACCTCTACTATATAAAGATCTTGCTTCTGCAAATAAATCAAAGTAAGCACGTGAACCCGCACGATATAAATGCTCAGTAAGCGGTTTATTAGTGTCTATATGATGTTTTAAACCCTCAGACAATATAGTACGTGGTGCTAAATTTTCATTTAACATTAACGCAGTACTTTTAGTATCGCATGTATTACATCCACATTTACACATAATTATTTTAATCTTATTCTTGGGGTTAATAAATTAATTCCAATTCTTTGAAAATATGCATCTGAGTTGAATAATTCGTCTGCCATTTTTTCAGGGCTGCCTTTTACATATACATAATTTCCATTTCCTGTTGAAGCACCTCCCATATCATGAACAAGAAAATGACTAAATCCTTCTTTTTCAGCATAACGAATAAAATTTATTAATCCTACATTTTTATCTATACTATCAGGATCACTCCAATCAATTTTATCTACTCTAGCATTTATAGCATTCATAGGTAATTTTGGACCATTAGCTAACATTTCTTTGAAATCTTTTACAAATTTTTCTTTATCATTAGATTTTTGATATAATGAAGATAATACTTCTGGGAGATTATTTAACCTAAATTTTTCATCTCCTACCATCATTGTTGTATCAAATCCTCTTCCTTTTTCTTTTTTAGTATCTATTCTTGTTATACCTAATTTTGCAAGATCTTCTTTAGTAGCTTTAAAATTAGCAGGATCACGTTCTAATTTAGCGTTATATCCTTTAATTTCAAATTCTTCACCATTAAGAGCAATATCTCCTTTTCCTTGAGCAGCACTAATATTATCAAATAATAAAGCTAATGCTAATTCTCCCATTCCAACACCTAATTTTTTTTCATCTTGGGTAGTATATCTGATAAGATCATTTATTACTCTATTATCTTTAAAATCTATTTTTGTTTTATCAATATCATCGTATAAATTTCCATCTTTACTTTGTGCAAATTTAACTTGATTTGTACCTGTAATATAATTTATAAATCTATCTCTATCTTTATCATCAATTGATGAAAATATAGAAGATATTTCATTAGCATATCTATCTAGGATTTTAGGGCTATATCCTTTATCCTTTAATAAATTTAATACATCAGGAGTTAATCTAGCATTCATAATCCCATTAACTATTTTTTCAAACATTTTAGGATCATCTAGTTTATATTTCTTTTTAATTCTGTCATCAGCAGTATCTAATATTTTTTTAAGTT